AACTCAAAAAGAGATTTGAGGAGTTGAAATTGAGAAAATGTAAAGGGATACCATATAAACGTATCAATGGTCAAAACATTTTTGTAGATGATTTTGATAAAAAAGTAATTAGGCCATTGTTGTTTGCAGTGCATAAAATACAACATGCCGAGAATACCTATGAACTTTGGCGGGCGGTACAGGAGTTCAATAAAAGGCGTATCAAAATGCACTGGGAGGCTCCTCAAAGTGCAGCATGGCTAGATGCTTACAAGGGGTCTGGGGCGTTCTTTACAATGCAGAACATGATTCGTTTTCATAATTGTGTTATCATTGACGACAATGGAAAAACATTGAGTAAAAATACATCCCTTGCTTTTTTGAACAAGAAGGCAAAGTTGTATGAGAATAGAGAAGGTTGGCGTTTGATTGGGCTACTAAAGAAAATGCTGGATGACAATAATATTGATGTGGCAGCAAAGATTAGTGAATGGCGTAAATAGTTTGTTCAAAACAGATAGAATAAGCCAGGGTGAAACAAGTATTTTCTCTGGCTTATTAAAATATAGTTATTATTACTGGTAATGAGAGATATAATATTCAAACGTTCTGTGCAGTTCCGGGACGAAAATAAAAATAGTTGGACTGTAGAATTTGAAGTGTATAAAGAAAATTCTACTCGTAGAAACCGTGAAACATTGCAAGAGTTTAATCAAGGTTTTAGTGTATCGGTATGTGGTTCTGGAGGTATGTGTGCTGGGCAATGCGATGATCACATAATTCCACGTACAGAAGGACAAACAAAACTTCTGGAATTTTGGAAGAAATGCCATCTAGGAGGTATGTCTGGCGGTACAGTTCGTCAAGACGAATATTTAAACAGTGAGCAATATGTTAACGACTACAATTACTTTGTGGAGTTGTTTAAAACATATAACGAGCATTACCGTGAACAGTTTGATAGCATTTCTTTCCAAATTATTGTCAAAAACTTTAATATTAGTAATGTTGCTCTAGTGCAAGTGAGAAATGTTATTTACGAGAAAATGGGCAACAATCCCATTAAATATATTCTTGGATTGTCAAACAAGAGCTTAAAACATAACCTATCAGACTATAATGTGCAATGTTTCTTTCTTGCTATAAAAGAGCTGTATGTAGATAAAGGATACAGATATGGTCATGGTTGGCTGTACGATCCACTTCCAGATAACATTGAAGAAGTTATAAATAGCATTTGTGACCTTGTTGAAGAAGAAGAGGATGCGCTAACAGAGGAACTGGACGCTGTTTTCGACATGGGTGAGGAAGGGTTTGTTGCCACAGGAGAAATCATTCAACAAGTAATGGATTTACGTGAATGTGACGAAGATGAAGCAAAACGCTTTGTCGCTTTGGGAATACATTTGGGATGTACATTCGGTGATTTAAATGATACATTTGAAGAATGCCCCTATGGTGAACAACTGTATTGTGCAAATGGTATTGATTATTATATTGGTACAGAAGACGAACTGAACAATATAGCTAGTGATAGAGTACATAATGATGGTGAATATGAGTATTTATGGCGCGAAGCTGTGGCTGCTAAAAGTACTACTGATTCTTTGAGTGATTGGCTGGATTCAATCATAAGTGAGGATGGTTGGTGCTCTGTGTTAAATCATTGGGATGGACGCTATGAGGAATATAAAGTTGCCGGAGAATATATTTGTGTTTGTAGATCATGAAAAGTAAAATGATGCAGTAGTCATAAACGATAATTGATTATGGAAAACAATAAAACAATTGATTATTGGAGGCACCCAACTAAAAGAGAAATTAAGTTCGGTGAGGGAGCTATTCATTGGTTAACAGTGGATATTGAGAAAGTTAAGAAGCCGGATGGAAGTTTGAAGAAATGGTTTATTCATACAGACGGACTAAGGTACAATCGACCATAGTTAAAATGATGTCTGTAAAGCAAAGGCTGTTCTAATAAAATAGAGCAGCCTTTTGTGTTAAACAATGGTTAAAGTGGACAACTATTCACACCATATAAAACTATAAAATCTATTCACATTAAAACAGTAATAAATATGCCATTGAAAATTGAGAATATCAAGTTGGCAGGAACCAAGTTTGATGGTCGCGCTAAGTTGTCTCCAGAACAACGCCAAGCTATTCAAATTTTGGCCCGTGAGGGATATAGTCAAAGAAAATTGGCCGCTATGTTCAATGTTAGCAAGCGGCTTATACAATCTATACTATCTCCTCCTGTTCGTAAACACTCTAAGCAATACCCAACAGAATATTGGACAGAGTTAAAACGAAAATGTCGTAAAAAGAAAATTGATTTATATAAAAATGGAAAGATCAAATTTAATAACAAGCTGAAAAATAAATGAGACGCAAGCGTATCAAGTATGTAGCTAACATTGATTTTGGCTATCGTTCAATTACTGATGCAAAGCAACATATAAAAATATTCTTGAAATCGCTTCTTTCGCAAATAGGACTACGTTTGGGAGTTGATTATATCGTGACTGTTAATTATTTGCGAATAAGACATCTGAAAAATATTACAGGAAAAATAACTACCACACTTAAAGAGATGTTTCCAGTGTTCAATTTTTATTGGAAGACCCCAAGAATGTTAGTGTGGTTCTAAAATCAACATTTAATAATTTAACAAGTATGGAAAAGCATTCTATTTCGGTTTTAGGAGCCGATAAGAAACAGTATGAAATCGCAGATTTCAGAGCAAGAGGTATGGATTATACTAATGCTATTGGCATTATCGTAACAACAGATTTTATGAGCCGTATTTTGGCGTTTGACACCTGGCAAGAACGATGGGGAAACACCGATAGGGTCTTGACTGAAGAGCAGAATGAGTCCGTTGCTATGCAAACTTTCTCCGGATTTGATCTAACCAAACGTATTGTAGAAGCACAGGTCAATATTGACGGAATGACTGCTGCTAAACGTTGTTGGAATTATCAAAAAGGTGATCTCCAGTGGTATTTGCCTTGTTTGATGGAGCTAGGAGTTCTTCGCGCATATCGTGATGAAATAAACAAAGCAATGGAAGAAATTGGATGTCCCGATGAGTGTTTACTTCCTACAGAAGATTCTGATGAAACTTGGGTTTGGAGTAGTAGTGAGAGCAGTCAGGGCGGCAGCTGGGTCGTGGGCTTTAGTTATGGCAGCTTCAACGGCTACTACAAGTACAACAGTAGCATGGTGAGAGCGGTTGCAGCATTTCAGCCCTCGCCGAGCCTGTTGACAGGCGAGGCAAAAAGTAACGACTGTTTGCATAGTGATGAAGCCCTTATAAACATGTTACGTGAACGTGGTTATAAAGGTGAATTGACTAAAACCTTGACTATTTAATATTATTGCCACCCATATTTGATATGGTATGGGTGGCAGAATATTCTTTAACAGCATGGAAACATTTGAAAAGATTATAGAACAATACACACAAAGCGAAGTGTGTATGGGAGAATTGTTAGCTAATATTTCGGCAGATGGTATGTCTATTGAAGATGCTTTTGAATTGTATATAAAAGCTATGAATTATACTGAAAAAGATGAATTTTATCAATTAGCTGACGGAGAAGTGAAACTATTAACAGCTAAGAGTGAAGACGACAAACAGCCTTTAAAACAATTGTTTAATTCGTTAAGCATGTCTTGATATATAAAATTGAATATGAATAAATACTATTTTGTAAATATAGGCGCTGAGGTAATATGGCATCCTGCAAATAGTGACGATCAGAAGGTTATGCAAGTGTGCACATCTGTTCCTCATCCGGTTGAAAATGATACACCAGTTTCTTTAATTTTTACTGATAAAAGAGGAAATATTCAAGTAAAGGCCAGCCAATTAGCTCCAAAGTTAACTGATTTTAATCAAGGATACTGGTGTGCAATTCAAGATGCAATAAGCAGTGGTGTCTCTGATACAACAATTCAGGAGATGCTACATAGTGCTGGGTTTACATATTGGGAATGTTACTGGCATGTACAAAATTCTGATTTTCAGTCAGAAAAACTGTGGGGAATTATTCGTGGAATGTTTTGTCAAAATCCAGATTATATTGATTGGAATGGTGCTGATTATCCAATAAAAACGGTGGTAATATTTGAAAATACTCCTGATGAAGAAGAGGTGACTGTATCTGTAGAACGGTTGGGGAGACAATTATTGGATGATATGGGCAATTGGAGTACACGAGAAGCAGAGTTTGTAGATGGTCGGATTTATTTCTATTTGGATGAAGAGACTTTTAATATGCCTGACATAGATATTGTAGAATACTTAGAGAAACAATGAAATTACTTTATATAGATTTATTTTGTGGTGCCGGTGGGACCAGCACAGGAGTAGAAAAAGCCCGTTTAGAGAATGAACAATGTGCTAAGGTAATAGCATGTGTAAACCATGATAAAAATGCGATTGCAAGTCATGCTGCTAATCATCCGGATGCTCTTCATTTTACAGAAGATATTCGTACATTAAATTTATCTTCTTTAGTTTCCCATCTACAAAAATGCAGAGCTGAATTTCCTGAAGCACTGATAGTTTTATGGGCTTCGTTGGAGTGTACCAATTTTAGCAAAGCAAAAGGTGGACAACCGCGAGATGCTGATAGCCGAACGCTTGCAGAACATTTGTTTCGGTATATTGAAGCTATTAATCCGGACTATATTCTCTAATGAATGTAGAAGAATTTATGTCATGGGGAGAGCTTGATGAGTATGGTAAGCCTGTTAGTAAAGATAAGGGAAACTCTTATTTAAAATGGATTTCTAAAGTACAATCTTATGGTTATCATTTTGACCATAGAATCCTTAATGCGGCTGATTATGGAGCGTACACATCTCGGAAACGTTTCTTTGGGATATTTGCTAAAATGGATTTGCCAATTGTCTTTCCAAACCCAACGCATTCTAAAATTTCTGAAATAAACAAGAAACAGTGGAAACCGGTAAAAGATGTGCTAGATTTTGAGGATGAAGGAAAAAGTATTTTTGGAAGAAAGAAACCATTGGTGGATGCGTCTTTAAACCGTATCTATGCTGGTTTAATCAAATTTGTGGCGGGAGGAAAAAATGCTTTTCTTGTAAAATACAACTCTATGAATCAGGCTGGGAAATATGTAGCTCCTGATATAGAATATCCATGTCCTACTGTAGCTACTCAGAATAGGTTAGGGTTAGCTCATGTGAATTTTTTATCTAAAGCATATAGTGGCGAGCCAATGAGTAAAAATATCAGTGTAGACCAACCGGCTGGTGCTATTACAACAAAAGACCATCATACATTCATCTCTGTACAGTACGGTAATGGGTTTGTTAAAGATGTGAATTCTCCTGCTCCAACATTGACAACGAAAGATCGTTGTGCATTAATCTGTTCTAATTTTATTGACCAGCAATATGGTAATAGTAAACCTGCATCAATGGAAAAGCCTTTAGGATGTATTACAGCAAATCCTAAATATAATCTTGTTAGCTGTAATAGATGGATAATGAACACTAACTTTAAAAATACAGGAAGTTCTATAAGTGAGCCATCTCAAACAATTACCGCCAATCGCAAATGGCACTATTTAATGAATCCTCAATATTCGTCTCCTGGAGGTTCTGTAGACAAACCTTGTTTTACATTAATAGCAAGGATGGATAAAATGCCGCCATATCTTATTGAAGCATCTGGGAATTGTGAATTGCCATCTTTTATTGTTCCGGCAGACGGATGCTTGGTTTATCAAATATATGATGACGACACCGAACCTATGAAGAAGATAAAAGAATTTATGGCCATGTACGGTATCATGGATATTAAGATGCGTATGCTGAAGATCCCAGAATTAAAAAAGATTATGGGATTTCCTGAAGATTATGTTCTTGTTGGAACCCAGGCTGAACAAAAGAAATATATTGGCAATGCCGTAGAAGTTAATATGGCACGAGTTCTTTGTGAGGCATTATGTAAAATATTAGTAACAACACAACGTAAAGTTGCATAATTAAACAACAATAATATGGAAAATTTTAAATTTAATGTTGGAGATAATGTGAAAATTGTCTCTAACGATTTGCAACCGGCAATGGTTGGGAAAATTGGTCGAGTAAAGAAGGTATATCCATCATTTTCTGAAGATTCAGATAACAACGTTCAGCCTTCTTGCTTTTATCGCGTTGAAGTTGGAGGAGCTGTTTTAAAAGGAATTGCAGCAAGTAGTGATCTGGAAAAAGTATAGACGAAACGATATGAAAAAATATAGAGTGACGATTGAGTTGAATGCTTTTGAAATAGTGGTTCCTGCTAACAATAAAGTCGAAGCCAAAAGAAAGGCTATTGAGAAACTTCAAAGAAAGAGGATCACTTCTCTGATCCGTAAATCTTGGCCAGACAACAAGAAGGAGGTGTATGTTGATGAGGAGTAATTCAAACCCCCAAACAATGAGGAAAGATGATATTACAGAACCCATGAATACTTGAGACAACTTTTATCAAAGTCGTGTTTGTAACAACATTTATGTTAATGCGTTTTGTAAAAAATACAATCGTTTTATAGAAGAAATAATTGTCAATATACAACAAATATCCTATAATTTGAAAACACCCCTTATCTTAAAAGAGGAAGGATGTGGCATAGGTACTGTAAGCCTTGCTATATCGAAAATAGGAGAGAGGTTGTTTAATTCTTTTGGATTAACCGATAGTTCTGATATAAAGAAAATTTCAAAAGTTATCTTCTCGGACATCAATATTCCTATGTTGGAGCTATGTTGCAAGAACACACTCTCAATATCTACGAATAATTACTTCGGAAAAGTCCCATTGTTTTATGCTAAAGAAAATATTTGTGAGCCTAAGTTTTTTGAGTCATCTACAGTAGTGGTAACACATGGAGTTCTGGAACACTTTTCAGACGAAGATATAACAAGAATTATGTCAACATATAACAATGATAAGGTTTTGTTTCAGGCTCATTATGTTCCAACTTGCCAATACGCATCTCCTTCTTTTGGAGATGAACGTTTGCTGCCTGTTGATTATTGGATTGCGTTAATCAAACCGGATTATTATCTTCTTGATAATGATGGTAAAGATTTGTATATG